ATGAACGCCATGTCCGCTCGCATCGCTGTAGTAGACAGTGTTTCGGTACTGCACGTCGAACGTGAAATTCCGGTCGCGCTGATCGATATCGGCCGCGAACATCGCAAGCATGCCCAGTATGCCGTCCAGGCAATGGCCGAGAGCATCGGCGTCCGTGGACAGCTGCAGGCAATCGAGGTCATCGAAGCCGGCGAGCGTTACTCGCTCACCTTTGGCCGTCTTCGCCTGGACGCCGTCCGACATCTCAACGCGCCGACCATCCGAGCGCTTGTCCGGACACAGGCCGAGTTCGCCTCAGAGGCTGAGTTGCGCCTGCGGTCGATCTCCGAGAACCTTCTGCACAATCCGCTGACTGCCCTGCGTCGCAGTGTCGACATTGCGGATTGGTGCGCGATCTATCGTGCGGCCCAGCCCGAGCTAAAGCCGGGCCCGAAGCCATCCAGCCCAACGTCAGCTGAATTGAGTCTAAACTTTAGACTCAATTCGGATGCGGCCCTGCTTGAGGCCAGCGAGCAGTTTTCGGCGAGCTTTTCGGAAGCCGCCCAGGCATTCCTGCGGATCTCTCGCTCCGGCGTCTTTCGCGCCCTCAGGATCGCCTCCATTCCCTCCCTGCAGCGTGACCGGATCGAACTGCATCCGCTCGCCGATTCCGAGGGTGAACTCTACAAGCTCGGCGGCATCAAGGAGGCAGACCGCCAGACGTCGGTGATCGACCTGATCCTGACCGGCAAGGCGGTCACCGTCGAGGACGCGCTCGCGTTGATCGAGGGTCGCACCAAGACTGTCAGTGAGGCCTGGGAGAAGGTGGCCGAGAAGTTCGGGCGCCTGCTGGAGCCGCAGCAGGATCGGTTTTTCGATCTCAATGAAGCTGCCGTCATCCGGTGGCAGGCCAAGCGGGGCCGCAAATAATGGCCCCGAAGCGCGACACCTTCAGCCTCGACCTCTTCCGGGACTACCAGCCGGAGCCTGTCGTCGAGCGCTTTCCGGAAGACCAGGTGAAAGCCTGGTCGATGGCCGGCCGGCTGTCGAAGGCGATCGCGCTGTCGATCGAAGAAAGCGGCATGACGCGCGAGGCTATCGCGGCAGACATGTCCGCCATCACCAAGGCTCACATCTCCAAAGCTACTCTCGATGCCTACACGAGCCAAGCCAAGGAGAACAACCAGATCTCGGCCGTGCGGCTTGCCGCACTGGTCGCGATAACCGGCGATGCCCGGCCGCTCAACGTCCTCCTGGAAGAAGCGGGTCTCATCGTCATCCCCCGGAAATACGAAGCGCTGTTGAAGCGGGAACGTGCCCGCGAGCTGCGTGAACGTCTGGAACTTGAAGAGAAGACGGCCGACGCCGAATGGAGAGCAAAACGATGAACATCACCAACCATACCGAAAGTCCTTATTTCGAGCGCCTCCCGCGCTACGCCCGACCGGCCCTGCAGGCCGCCTGGGACAAGGCGCATGGTAAGCACTTCGGCATACCGGCCATCTACCGGTCCTTCTGCCTCGATATGGATGAGATCGGCTACGAAAAGCCGTCCAGGGAGATCATGACGGACTGGATCCTGCGTGTTCAGCAAGGAAATGTCGCGCGGCCGGGTTCTGAGGCCGACGGCGCAGATCCAGCATTCGTCGCTAGCCTTGGCGAGTCCATCCGCAAGGGTAAGGCTGACCAGGACTCCGTCCTGGCTACGCAAGATGCCCTGACCGATGCAATCAACCAGACCGGAATCCCAGGCGTTCAAGAGTTCGCCAAACGTTTCGGGGAGCTTGCCACCAACATTGCGACAGCGGCGAAGAACGCCGAGGTTCGTCGATGGTCTGGCGTCGGGCGATATCGAAGGCGCCCTCGAATCGATTTCCCAGGACATCACCAAGACCTTCCTGCAGCTCGGGGTCGCCAATCCGCTGAAGAACGCGATATTCGGCACGAACTACGGCACCCTGTCGGACGCCGGCGGTGTCCTGTCCGGTCTCTTCGGCGGCGCCACAGCCGGCGCCGCAGGTTCCAGCGTTGGATCGATGAGCGTCACGGCGGCCAGCGTGATCATCAACGGAGGCGTGGCCGGCTCTGGTCTTTTCGGTCAGGGCGTTGCAGGTCTGGCGTCCAACCAGAACATGCAGGGCAGTATTTCGGCCTATGCAGCCGCCATCCGCCAGATCGAGTCGAGCGGCAACTATCAGGCCATGGGGCCTTTGACCAAATCTGGAGATCGGGCCTACGGCGCTTACCAGGTGATGGGTGCGAACATCCCCTCCTGGACGAAGGGCGCACTGGGCCAGGTGCTTTCACCGCAGCAGTTCCTGTCGTCGCCAAGCGCCCAGGATGCCGTCTTTAACAAGTATTTCGGGCAGTCGCTTTCGAAGTTCGGCAACGCCAATGATGCGGCTTCCGTATGGTTCACGGGGCGCCCGCTGTCGTCCGGTGGCGATGCGTCCGACATTCTTGGCACTACGGGCAAGGCCTATGTCGACAAGTTCAATGCAGCGCTTGGCCAGGTCACGAACACTGCCGGCGCGGCCAACCAGAACCTGGGCCAATTCGGCAACAGCCTGGGAGGCCTTGGCTCGGCCCTGCAGAACGTATCCACGGGCATCGGCTCGGGCGGCGGTGGCGGCCTGTCGGGCTGGCTTTCGAGCCTCTTTGGGATTGGCGGCGGTTCCCAGTGGGCGGCCGCAGCGTCCGGCTCGATCGTCGGGCTTTTCGCCGATGGTGGCTATACAGGTGCGGGCGGCAAATATCAGCCTGCCGGCGTCGCCCATAAAGGTGAGGTCATCTGGAGCCAGGACGATGTCGCCCGCGCCGGCGGCTGGCAGGTGGTGGACGCAATGCGCCTCGGTCGCCGAGGTTATGCCTCGGGCGGCCCCGTTGGCATCGGGCGCGCGGCAAACTCCAATCTCTCGGGTGGTGGCCAGAGCAGCATTGTCGTCAACAACTATTCCAGCGCGAAGGTCGAGACCGAAGAGCAGTCAGACGATCGCGGCGGGCGGCAGACCATCTTTACCTTGTCGGATGCGGTGGGTGATGCCCTCTCGCGCAAAGGCGGCGGAGCAAACAAGGCAATGAATAGCCAGTTCGGCGTTCGCCGGAAAGGGCGCAGACGATGACGACGCCATCCTGGCCAAGCAACCTTCCTCTTCCGGAGCGTCAGACCTACAACTTTCGTCCCGACGATCCGCGCATGAAGCGGACGGGTCAGGTCGGACCTCCGGCCTATCGCCGCATGGCGTCGTCGGTCGCTGATCGCATGAACCTGTCGATCACTGTCGATCGCTCCGACAGGCAGGTTTTCTGGGATTTTCACCGCAAAGACTGTTCGGACGGCACCAAGAGCTTCATCATGCCGGATCCGATCTCGGACGGCTGGCTGCTGTTGACCGGGGACGGATCGCCGTTGCTGATGCCGGATGGTACGCCGCTTCTCCTGTCGAGGCTCTTGCTTTGCAAATGGGGTGAAGACGTCCCTCAGGAGACGATGGAAGGTCTCCGCTTCAAAATCAGCTTCGGCGTGGCGATCATGCCATGAGATGCAGCTATTGCGGATCCCGATTTCACCCTGCTGACTATTGCCCGAAATCCTATTGTGGCAGTGCGAACCGGCTGCACCTTCGCTGCGACTATTGTGGCGGCCGCAACCATGATGCCGACGCCTGTCCAAAGCTGCTTCGTCGGCCGGACCAAGGGACGTACCTGAAGGACAAGATACGATGAGACGCGTCTCGCTCAATGCACGGACCTTTTTCGTAAGATGACAGCAGCGACGAGGTCCACGTTGCGCTGTTTCAAATCGAGCACGAGAGCCTGGACACGCCGGTGCGCCTTTCGACGGACCCGACGGAGCGTCTGACGACTGATCCCCTGGTCTACGGCACGCGTTCCAACTGGCTTGGCGCGGATCCAACCACCGAGCCATTTCAGTTCATCCTGGCAAGCTCCATCCTTCCATCGGATATCGATGACGAGGCGGCGTCAGGCAATATCGTCATCGAGAACGTGCACGGGGACATATCGAAAGTCCTGCGATCGTTCACGAGCGCCGCAACCATCCATATGGCCGTCCGTGCTCGCAAGCTCACCCAACGAGATCGAGGCCGAATGGCGCGACATGCAGCTGACCACCGCCGACATAGGCTCTGGGGATGTGGTCCTCGAATTTTCCCGCGATGACATTGAGGACGAATATTCTCCCGGCGGGCGAATGAGCAAGAACTGGTTTCCAGCGCTTTACGGCTGAACTTGCGCTGATGAACGGCCGGCGATACGTGTCGCTGAACTTCCCGAAATCAATCGATCTCCATCACCCTCAATCCGTTGTGGGTGCCTGCTGCTCCGCGCGCGCGCGATGATGGGCCTCACCGGCGACAGGCCGGATTTTGCTTTTCGGCAGGTTCATGACGCACTGGAGCAGATCCTACATCGGCATTCCTCACAGCGATCGCGGGGCAACTCGCGATGGCGTGAACTGCTGGACGCTGGTCTGTCTCGTCTATCGTGAGCAGCTGGGGATCGTGCTGCCGACCTACCAGGACGACTTTGTGTCCCTGGAAGAGCACAAGGAGGTCGAGGCACTGTTTCAGAGTGAGCGTTCTCGGTCGCTCTGGACGCTGGTCGAGCAGCCGACGGCCTTCGATGTGGCTGTCTTTCGGCGTGGTCGCTTTCTGACCCATGTCGGCATCGTTGTTCGTGCCGGTCTGATGCTTCATGTCACCGCCGGCGGCACATCAGCCCTGGAGCGCTATGAGGCCGGCCAGTGGCGGCCGCGATTGCAGCACCTCTACCGCCATGTCGATGCCGCCTCGGGCCGCGCAGCGGAGGCCGCATGACGGGAGTCCCTGTTCTCGTCGCGCCAATGTTTGATCCTGGCCAGGGCCGGATTGAAACGGAGATCCCGGAAGGTCTCACGGTCGCCGAGATCGTCACTCTTCTATTGCCTGAACTGCCCGCCCAGGACTGGCAGCATCTGCGGATCATCCTGATCAGCGAGGCGGGTTCAACTGTCCTGCGCACTGATCTCCTCCACCGCATCAAGCCGAAGGCGGGTGTGCGTCTCGTCGTGCGACTTGTGCCGGGCAAGGCGGTCCTCAGAGCGGTGTTGACGATCGTCGTTGCCATCGCAGCCGCCGCGGTCGGCGCATGGGTGGGAGCTGCCTTTGGCGCGCTTGTCGGCAGCCTGGCGACCGCCGGTATTACCTTCCTCGGCAACCTGCTGATCAATGCGCTCATTCCGCCGGTCAATCCCAACAATGACAGGGACCGCGACAAGCCAACCTACTTCATCAGCGGGTGGAAAAATCAGGCTTTGCCGGGCGGCGTGATCCCGGAAGTTTATGGCAAGATCCGCTTTGCTCCACCTTTCGCCGTGCCTCCCTTCTCCGAAATCGTCGGTGACGTCCAGTATGTGCGCTGCGTCTTCCTGGTTGGCTACGGCGGGCCACATGGCGTCGCCGTATCGGATTTTCGCCTGGGGGACACATCCCTCTCTGACTACGACGAATTCACGACGGAGATCCGCGAAGGCCTGCCGACGGACGAACCGCTGACGCTTGTGCGCGAGCAGGTCGCCGAGCAGCAGGTTGGCGCCGAGCTTGTGCGTCCGCGACCGCGCAACGACCAGGGCAAGGTGATCAGCGGGGATGCGATCTCAACTCCGGTCATCCGCGCGACCGGAGCGGATGCCTCCGGCGCCAGCATTATAATCGCTTTCCCGTCAGGCCTCGGCGCGGTCAATGACGAAGGAAATGCCCAGACCCTCAACGTTAAGTTCCAGATCTCGCAGTCGCCTGCCGGCACGAATACCTGGACGCTGGTGCAGGAGTTGAGCATCACGTCGTCCAAACTCGAAGCGTTCTATCGCCAGTATAAATGGGCGTTCGCGACGCGCGGGCGCTACGATATCAAGATCGAGCGCATGACGCCTGAGCACACGAAGAGCAGCCAGCAATCGCGCTCCAGCTGGGTTTCGTTGCAGACCTTCCGGCCGGAATATCCGATTGCTTGCCCTCATCCCGTGGCGATGGTCGCCATGCGGCTGAAGGCGACCTATCAGATCTCCGGTTCGCTGGACAATTTCAACCTTCTTGCTTCCCGGCGCGCTCTCGATTGGGACAGTGCAACCGAGATATGGGAGGTTCGGGAAACACAGAACCCCGCCGCCGGTTATCGCCATTGCCTGCAATCCGACAGCAATCCGAAGCCCGTGGCGGATGCCGGTCTGTCGCTTGGCGAGATTGCCGACTGGCACGAGTACTGCACGGCCAAAGGCCTGAAGTACAATGCCGTCCACGACGACGAAATGACCCTGCGTGAACGGCTGACCGAGATCACCAGCGCTGGCCGAGCCATGCAGCGCCATGACGGGGTGCGATGGGGGGTGATCGTCGATCGGCCGCAGGAACTCCTGGTCGACGACATCAATCCCAGGAACTCTGATCAGTTTAAGATCACGCGAACCTATCTCGACCGGCCTGATGGCCTCCGGGTGAGCTTCGCGGACGAAACAAACGACTACAAGGCGGCGGAGCGCATCGTGCCGTGGCCAGGTCATGTGGGCGACGTGAACCTGACCGAGGAGCTGGCCTTGCCGGGCAAGACCAATCCGGATGAAATCTGGATCGAGGCCCGCCGGCGCATGTACGAAGTCATTCACCGGCCTGACAGCTATTCGGTCCGGCAGGATGGCCCGATCCGCGTGGCGACGAGGGGAGATCTGGTCGCAGCGTCGCACTACGCCATCGACCGCGAGCATCAGGTCGCACTCGTGCGCCGGGTCGAGGGTCGACTGGTCGAACTCGACGGTGAAGTCGAGATGGAAGAGGGCACGGACTATGGCCTCTCGTTCCGTGTCTTTGCCGTACGAAGCCGATACGATCGGGCAGAGCTAGTATCGTACCCCGATCGTCAACCGGGTCGGCTCGACCGACCTCGTCGACGATCGAGAAGGATTTCGGCGAGCTGCGCCCGACGGCCGGCCGGCTCGGTATCGTTCGGCCCGATCGCAACAGTCTCAAGCCAGTTGCGCGCAGTGCGGATCGAATCCGGTGAGGACTTTACCGTCCATCTCAGACTGGTCGATGCTGCGCCGATCATCGACGAGCTGACCGATGCTGAGGTTCCGCCCGCATGGTCAGGTCGCGCCGGCGATGATGTAAGCTATGCTTCGGAAGCACCTCCGGAGCCCCGTATAACGGCCGTCGAAACCGGCTTTAACGGCACAGGGGTGGCTGGTCTTATTAGCGTTTCAGTGGCACCGGGCGCAGGTTCGGTTGAGACATTGAGCTACAAGCTTCAGCACAGGCTCTTCGGAGCTACGCTCTGGTCGACTCGGATTTTCCCGGCTGCAGACGGCGGCGCGGACATATCGGGATACAACACGAACGACATCGTGGAGCTGCGGCTCTATGCACGGAGTGTCGAGCTTGCGGAATCCGTGCCCACCGCGATCGTCGCAGTCACGGTGGGTGAAGACGATGCCGACCTGCCCAAGCAGATTGATGCAGCAACGGTGTCGGCGTTGCCGATCCTTGGCGGCGCCACCATCATGTTCCAGACAACCGATGATGTCGCCACTGTGGGGATCAGGCTCTACCGCACCGCCGGTTCTACGCTGGACGTGACGACGACCGAAGCCGTTCAGACGCTCTCGGTCCTGGCATCCAGAAGCTACACGCTCCAGGACGGCGATGCGACTCGAACGAACCTCCTGGTGAACGGTGGTTTCGATTCCTCCGCATCCTGGACGCTCGGCTCCGGCTGGTCGATTTCGAGCGGGAAGGCAGCGCATGCGACGGGGAGCTCCGGGGCTTTGGCGCAGACGTTGAGCATCTCTGCCGATCGCTATTACCGGCTGCTCTACACGGTTTCTGCGCGCACCGCCGGAGACGTCAGGCCGAGGTTGAACGGCGGCACTGTCTCGGCCGGTGTGACCGTGGCAGCAGACGGGCAGAAATCCGATCGGATGCTCGCTCTGACGGGGAATGACCGGCTTGAGTTCCTGGCATCGTCCGACTTCGTCGGCCAGATCGACGACGTTGTCCTCTTCCTCGACACGGCGAGCACGCTCTCGGCCGGGACCTACAACTACTGGATTGAGCCGGTGAATGCAGACGGACTGGGCGGCCCCGTGGCCGGGCCATTCGCAGTGACCATAAGGTGAGTTGAGATGACCATCGCAGGCGAAAGATCCACCGTAATCCCGTCCGTTTCACTGGCGGACGAGATACTGGTCAATCGAGAGAATTCGACTGGGAGGCAGTCGGTCGATAAGTTTGCTCTTCAGCTGCTTTCGTCCAGCGCCATCGGTTCGCTGAGTGATGCAAAGCAACTCTATCCCACGAGGGCCGACTTGCCGGCGGCCAGCGGGCTGGCCTTGCGGTTTTCGGCCGTGGTGTTCGCGGATCCCGATGGGAACAACAACGGCACCTGGTCGGTACAGCTCGACAATCTCGGGGCTAAGACATGGTTGTGGTCGCTGCCTTTGCAGTTCTCAGTCATCCGCGCGACCGATGCGGGCGCCGGGACTGCAAACGCGATCCAGGCCAGCAGCAACGTCCCGGTTGCCGATGGCATCCTCACGGCCTTTCGGCCGTTCCGTGACAGTGGCGCCGGCGCTGCGACCGTCAGCTTCAATGGCGACGATCCTCTGACCATCCGCGATGCCGGGGGCTCTGTCGTTGTCGCGGCGTCCGGGATCAAAGAGGGGCTGACCATCGCCGGTTTTCGGTCGGGTACCTACTTCGATCTGATCACCGATATCGACGCGGCGGCCAGTGCAGCGTCTGCTGCAGCTTCGGCCGAACTGGCGGACACGACAGCCAGCTCCTTCCTTTCTACCCTCGAAGCAGCGCTCACCATTGCTGTGAATGAAGCCACCGAGAGTGCAGACCAATCCGCTATCGACGCGGATGAGGCGCGGGAGCTGGCGGAGAAGTTCGCAACCAACCCTGAGGACGCTGTGGTCACCGGCGGCCTGTTCTCGGCCTTCCACTGGGCTCAGAAGGCGGAGGCGACGGTGCTGGCCGGTTTGGCGGATGGGTCTGTCACCATCGCGAAACTCGCCGCCGATGTTGCCAATCTGCTCGCCAGCAAAGTGGCGTTCCTGGCGTCAGGCACTGCGCTACCGTCATTAAACATCGGCCCCATCTGGCATGCGGACTACAATGCCTTCATGACGTGGCAGACCTTCAGCGCGAACGGAGCCTCTTATACCGGGTACGCGTCGGCCGAGATCGGCATGCCGCGCCTTGACGGTCAGGCCTCGCCCAGGGCGGGATGGCTGAAGCGGAACGGTGGCAGTTATTCCAAGACGACATACGCCCCTCTCTGGAATTGGGCCTTGCACAACGGACTGTGTCGTGACGCTTGGCACGTTGGGCAGCAGGCGCNNTCGTATTTGCCGACAACGGCGACGGCACGTTCAAGACTGCCGGAGTAACCGTAGGCGAGTTCGAGCGTATCTGGGACGACGGGCGGGGGCGATCGATAGCGGGCGTACGTTCAGGGTCGCATCAGCTCGACCAGCTCCAGGGGCATTACCATCAGTCGGCCACGGGGGGATAACACTGCCGCGAACGGTCAGTACACCGTGGGCCCGAACGCCACAGGTAGTTTCAGCACTCTCCTCGTCAGAGGCGCGATATCTGACGGCACAAATGGCACTCCCCGTATTGGCGCTGAAACACGCAGCCGTAGCGTCGCACTTCCCGGCACCATCAAATTTTGAGGATCTGGCCAATGTCAGAAGCGCCCATCGTATTTCAGTTTCACTCGGTAACAGGCGAGCTTATCGGGACATCTTACGCCGATACCGATCCCATGGAACCTGAACGCTGGGTCGTGCCGGCATCCGCAACCCTTACGGCGCCGCCCGAGCCTGCCACTGGGTTTGCCCGGGTCTTCGCGAACCAAGCCTGGCAGCAGGTCGAGGATCATCGCGGGGAAACCTGGTGGAAAGGCGATGGAGAAGCCGTCATCATCAGCTTCCTAGGCGACCCTGCCGGTCAAGGGATGTCAGCGACGGAGCCGGAGCCCGAACCGGTCGATCCGACGTCTTTCCCCCTCTCACGCTTAACCTTCTGGCTCGCGGCCGCCCATATAGGCGTAACCAAGGCCGGTATCCGCGCCCATATCGACGCGATGCCCGAAGGTGTCGGGAAGTATCAGGCGCTGGTGTACCTCGAAGAAGCGCAGGTCTACCGCCGCGAGGATCCACTGCTTATCCAGATGGCCGCGGCAGAGGGGATCACAGAGACCGAACTTGATGCGCTCTGGAGCTGGGCTGCGCAGACGTATCCGTGAAGTCTCCCACCCACTTGAGAACTTCAATGGTTGGTAGAGGACGCGGCAGAGCAGTCGCAGTCACACCCTCATGGTTGCATGCGCAAAAGTTTGCTGTCATGTAGTGGCGCTGATTCCCCGGTACCAATGGCCGAGGGTCAGCCATAGTGGGACGGAGGCGTTTATGTTTTGGGTTAGAAACTGGCTTCGGAATGTTAAAAGAAGAAGAAGAATTTCCAGCGCGGTCAGAGAAATCGACGACCGCGTTTCTCACGGCATTGAAGGCCGTCCGCATCATGCCCTGTCTAAGCCCTTAATAATCACTCTGACCAGCTACCCGGCGCGTTTCGGCACTTTGAGCCACACACTCAAATCAATCCTTTTTCAGGATGTTCGACCGGATGCTACGATTTTATGGATCGCCAGTGACGATTACGACCGGCTGCCACGCGACGTTTTGGCGCTAAAGACATATGGTCTTGAGATCGCCAAATGTTCCGATATTCGTTCCTACAAAAAAATCATACCGGCAGTTAAGGAACACCCTGGCTCGTATATTCTTACGGTGGACGACGACGTTTGGTATCCTGAAAACTGCATTGGCCAATTCGTTGCTTCCTGCTCGCCCACAGAGCCCACCGTACTGGCTCGCCGCGCGCACGTGGTTGCGCTTGGCGCGAACGGACTTCCACTGCCTTATCCACAGTGGGAGCAAACAGTTCGCCATGAAGAGAAAGGGCCACTGGTATTCCCTACCGGAGTGGGGGGCGTGATATACCCTCCGGACGCATTTCATGAAGATGTAGCTCGTGAAGATGTCTTCTCCAGCATTTGCTCAGATGCCGATGACATTTAGGCTTTACTGGATGTGGAGAATGAAGGGGTTAAAGTAGGCCATAAGTTAACCCGGCCAAGATAGCGTCTCTTAGAGTGGGAGGGGTCCCAAGCTAGTTCGCTTCGCGCAAACAACCTGTCGGGCGGCAACGACCGATGCGTTCAAGCGATGATCAAAAGATACGGTTTCCCATCCTAGCCAAAGAGAGATGCCGGAAGCTCGGAGCGCAGCCGCTCCGGTATGAAGATAGCGTTCTCGTGTTTTGCGGTAAGCCAGTACGAATCATCGGTGCGGACAAGTGTTGGGTCTGCCCGGAACTTCGTGTACTTGAACCGGTAGGCACCATAAAGCTGGGTGCCCATGATTAGTCGGTAGGCTGCGAGTGCGTTATCGGAATTCGGATTCAAGCCTGGAGTACACTCCATGCAGATTACCGGCTCCTGGTTCAGGAGATGCCGGGCACCTTTAAGGACCTGGTACTCGAACCCCTCGACGTCGATCTTCAGAAAGGTTCGGCTCGCTGTTTCCTGGACAACGTCGTCAAGCCGATGAACGGCGACGAGTCCCGCCGAAATCCCGGACGTGGAATGGGCGACAAACGAAGCTTGTCCGGACTCATGCGCCGGGGTGTCAAACAGCTCAAGTTCGCCGCTCTCTTCGCCGATCGTGTCCCAGGGCGTGGTGTAGCAGGGTAG